CCGGGACTCAAGGATCGTGCGGGCAATCTGCTCGCGCTGGTGGACCACATAGGGATACTGGCCATGCTCGTAGGGCAGGGCCTCGTCAATGGCCACCGAGTCACGGACTCCTAAACAGAGCACGGTGTTCCAGACATTGGGAATGCCGTCATCGTCAACCGACTTGCGATGAAAATGAAAGATTTCGATCAGGTCGCGGCGTTCATAGTCAAGAATCCCCCAAAAGTTTCTACGACTCTCAGAAAGCAACAAGAGATTGCTCGTGAGCGTGTCGACCACATACCCTTTCCGTTTGACGGCCTGCTCGACCCAATCGGCATCATAACCGTGGGTGTTGATGCGGTCACGCAGCTCGCTCTCGGTCAGGCGCTCGCGGTGGGCGACCCAGGGCGCCCGCTGGATGTCGTCGGTGATGCAGGGGAAGAAGACATCGACCATGGGGAGGAGCGCACTCCATTTCGGCATGGCGGAAAATACTTCGGGAATCGGGATCTCGGTTTTGCCGGTCTCGCGCAATTCCTTGAGGCAGGCACGGGCCGCACCTTTCTTCAAAATGGGACTTATCCCGGTCAGGATGCGCAGGTTCTCCTCCTCGCGGAGCGGATCCATGACCTGCTCCAAAATCTGCTGCTTGACGGCGGCCAGTTGCTGGGGATCCTCGGTCGCCCCCATCATGGTGGCAAGGCCATCCAGGGTGATTTCTTGGGTCGTGCGGCGCAGCTGCTGATCCCACATGATGGCCGTGATGCTGGCCCCGTAGGTCTGACGCCAGTTGGCGGCCAGTTGCAGCTCGCGGCGGATCTGTGGGCGCATCTGATTCCAGATGACGTATTTCAGCAAGGTGGAAACCTTTTCGGCATATTCCAGGTCGTCGGAATTCATTGCCACGGCCTGCGTGTTGGCCCGCGTGAAGGCGCTCATCATGAGCATGACTTGTTCATTGATGGCCGAATCGATCACCCGGGGCCTCATGTCGGAGGCACCCTCCCAGGGGAAGGGTTGGGCATTGAGGTCAGCGCCATGCTTGCGACCGTCCGAGGATTGGCCATTCCAAAGATTGAGCCGGGTGTGGTAGGCCTGCTCGGATCGGTTGTAGTACCAAAACGCGTCGCGGGTCGATTGGATCAGCTCGGTCGAAAGGATTGCTAGGTTGTCGGCCAGATCCCCTCCGGCATCGAGTGAGCCGATGCGTTCGATCTTGGATCCGGTGCCGTCATTTGCGAGAGACATATTCGGGGAGACTATCTCCACGAGGTGCCCACCTTAAGGGGGTTCAGTAACAACCGCCCGGATGTGATTGTGGTCTCAAGATGTCTCCCTCGACGTAGAGCAGCTCCGGCTCGGCGGTCACGGCGTAGCGGACACAGTCGAGCGGATCTTTGGTGGCGGCCTTATTCCCATCGGCCCCTGTCCATTCCTTGAGGGCATAAATCACATTGGCGCAGTCGCGTGAGATAAAGAGGCGTGGTTCATTCCCCGTGCCGACCGTTTTGTCGGGATCGTAGGCCAGGGCGTTGTTGATCAAATCAACCCCCTCATCAATGGCGCGGCCGGAGGTGGGATTAAAATCAAGATCAATATCGGCACATTCATCCAAAAGCGTGGTCACCCCATCGCGCAGGATCGTGGCGCTCGACGCATAGCGTGAATCCATCAGGCGTTCACGGATCACCTCATCGCCCTCAAGCCTTGCAATCTCTTCCTTGTATTCTTGCAGGCCCCAGCCAAAGGTCTTCTGTGCATCCCCCATGTCGCCGTCGGCCTTACTGGCACTCGGCACGGCCCACGGACCGACGACACCAACTCCTGTGATGTAGCGCGAGGAATCGGGCCACTCGCGGTAGACAAAGAGGCGGCCACGGATGTCGACTCGGACCCAAATCATGAACCAGTTGCGTCCCGAGCAGGGGTCGACGATGTGGTAGTTGCTGCCATCCTTGGGCACGGATTCGGGATCGACGACATGGACATCGTCACGGAATCGGGGAAAACGACTGACCCGTGATTTAGTCGCCACGCCATACGCACGGCAAAGGATCGTTTCTTTATTCTTTCCCTCCAACACGACTTTGAGGGAAGGATAGTTCCCAAACGGGTTTTCCTGGGTGTGGAAGTAAATGATTCCGGCATTGCGCATGACCGGTTGCTGGATCAGGGGCACCTTGTCAAATCCCTCGCCCGGGATCTTCGGCAACAATTCGGCCTCGGTTTCTTCGGTAGTGATCGCCCCATTCAGCACGCTGGCCACGGTCGGCGTGTATCCGGCCACCGGTGTGAAGGTGACATGGAGGAGTCCGTTGCGGGTCAGGAGTCGGTAGCGCAAGGCCTCCAACCAATCGGGCGTAACCAACTCGTCGGCCCAGGCACAATCCAATTCGGCACCTTCCACGCTCTTCACATCCATGGAATAGAACTTAAAAACGCACATCGAACCATTCGGCAGCACGAGCTTGTTCTCGGTAAATCCGCCCGAAACCGAGTAGTTGATCTTGGTAGTCGTCCCTTGTCGGAGTTTGCCGGTCTCGGATTTGTATTCGGGGGGGAGGTACTTGTAGATCAGGCCCTGTTGGTTCTCAATCGATGAGGCCTCGGTCGACTGCAGGCACCAGACTTTTGCAAAGTCTTTGGCAATCATCAACTCGACGATCCGCTTGGCCGCCCGTTCGGATTTCCCCGCACGATTTCCGCCAAGATTCCACTCCTCAATCACTCCGACGGGGAACTTCTCCCGCAGCCGGGCACGCTCGGCATCGGCCCGAGCCCAACTCACCGGCTCCACGCCGTAGCGCAAAGGGTCGGCTTTTTCCATGCGGATTCCCTCTTCCCGCTTGGTAATGTATTCGGCGAGTTGATCCTGGGTAAATAACCGCTCCCGCTCACCCACGCGGGCGGCAATCCGACCATCCTTGCAGCGGCCGATCAGCTCGACTACGGGGTGAACCGGGTGCGGGGTTTGAATCATTTACCAAGGAATGTCGTCGCTGTGGATCGGCTCCTCGTTCTTGACCGGAATCTTGGGCTGAGTTGGCACCCAGGGTTCCTTGACTTCGCCCTTGATGTATTTCTTTCCTTCGATCTTGGTGCCGGGGCGGCCTTCGTTGACCCAACCTGCCAGGTCGAATTTCGTGCCATCCGGCAGCTCAATCGATCCTGAGTAGACCGGCTTGCGCGGGTGGTCGCCCTCCTTCTTTTCGTTCTTAAACAGGACAAAAGATCCCTTGGGCTTGTCGTTCGGTGTGTCGTTGTTTTCGCTCATGCTGTTTTCTTGGGTTGGTTTGGTTTGGTTGGTTGGTGAGTGTCGGGTTCGATCCGGCGCCAGCGGTCGCTCCAAAGGACGGAAGCGATCCGTTGTTCGCACAGGATTGTCTGATCCTCATCGAGGTCAGGGAAAACAATGTGCAATAACTCGTGCAAGAGGGTTCCGAGTCGTTCTTTCTGACCTTGCCGGGGGTCGAGTTCAATCAGGGGCACCGCACCATAATGGGCCATGCCGACCGCCCCTTCGCGGGCCATCTTGCGGTCGCGGAGTCGGATAGTTTTCCTGATGTTGATCCGGATCTTCATGGTTCCGGATGAGGCGAGACGGTGCGGCCTCTCTCGGAGTTCTCGCGGCGTTTTCTTAATTCACGGCCGACCGAGTCCATGACCTCACCAAGTCGTTTTTCATACTCTTCCTCACTCAGCCCTTTGGGCCGCAAAGTGAAAGGTTTTTTGCGGAAAATCGCATCATAGTTCTCACGGAACTTTGGCCCCATGTTCCTGGGGGATGAGCCCTTGCCTGCGCTCATGGAGTTTTTTCAATTTTTCGGCAAGCCATGTAACCCAGCTCAAAGGCCTGACGAAACCGCTCCATGGCGTCGGTGATGATCGACCCGTCGGGGTTTACGGCACGGATTCCCTCCGTCTTCCAATAGCGCTTCCAGATCGGGTCTTCGGCATAGGCCCCGGGGTTGTCGATTGGGTCAAAAGGTTGATCGAAATCAAAGGGCAAGGTTTCCCTATCGCGGGCGATGGTGGCCTTGCGGCGCTTCTCCTCGGCCGCAGCATAGGCGGCCTGCAGCTTGGGATCACTCATGGGTGCGGGACTCCTGTTCCTGGTCGATCCGGATGTCTTCGACGATATTGCGCAAGAGGGCGCAACGGTCGTCCGAACGTCCGTGGAATGTCTTGAGGGTGGTGTAGTAGTGGTGGATGAGGGCGATGAGGCGTTCGCGCATCATCTCCCCCCCGAGTTGGTACTGGCGGGCTTCTTCAGTCGTCATGGTGTGTGGGGTTTGTTGTTTGTTACCGACGCAGGAAGATCATCAGGGTTCCATCTCACAAATTTGGCTCAGGCAGCGGGCATAGCCTGCCATGTCGACAATGTTGTCCCGTTTAGGTGTCCTCGCCTGACGGGCGACCTTAAGAAGAATCATCATCATGGCCACATCGGCCGCACTTAATTTGCCAATAATCCCGACCGCGCTCAGGTGGGCATTCCAGTACCCGGCAATCCGTTCGTGGTTCGGCAA